TCTTGTTTGTATTGCCTAGACATTCCTATGCCTAGGTATCTAGCACCAGCCCCTCCACTTTTAATGTTACTTTCGTAAGATATCACACCGCCTTGCATAATCAAGCCAGCAAACATTAGTGGCGGTAATTTTTTTTCCTCGTCAAAATCCTGTCGTGTGCTTCTAATAATTTGTCTTTCTTTAGTAACATTATCTAAACCAACACGCTCTACGACCTCAAAGAAACCGCTATTGTTAGATCCTGCATGCTTTAATGCTCTTATAAGATAGGCATCTGGTGCTTGTGTTACTGCTGATGAGAAGGTTGCATAAGTGCTATTACTTCTTCTTTGACCAGTTTGATCTGTGAATGATCCTGCATAAATAGCTACGACAGGCTTTTGTTTTGATGCTATTTTTATGTTAGCCAGGTTGGGTACTAACAAAGAACCAATCTTTGCTGGTTCTGATTTTTGTATTGGTGGTAAATTGTTTTCTATAGGGTCGAACAGTAATGCACAACTAGAAAGAGAAGTCACCAAGAGGAAGTTGTATAATAGTTTCTGAGCCATCGCTTGCAATTATTGTTAGTGTAATCATACCATCTTCAATAGTATAACTAATTGTATTTCCCTCTAAGTTAAAAGTGCCCTCTGTTGACTGAGTTTCTCCAAACATATTCTCTACTATCTGTCTGGATATCTGTGCATATATTCTTGACTCTAGGTTGCGAATAAATCTAGCTAAGGTTGTATTTTCTTTATCTCTCTCGAGTTGCTCCTGGATGGCTTTTAGTTCTTCCTTAACAGTTAATTTTCTTTGATACTCTTGCGAATCAATTGTTAAATAATGTGCGGATGTACCAATACCAGAAAATGAAGGTGACTTAAATTTATGCACCATTTCGTCTGCTTTTACATTCTGAACAAAAACCCCTACAAATAAAATTATTCCTATCAGGGATATAATCTTAATTATTAGATCTTTTTCTTTAGCCTCTTTAATCTCTTCTTTGGTCATCTCTATCCGCCTTAGCAATTTTGTTACTATCTATCAACTGTGGGACACCAAGAATAGTTTTAATAAGAGTATCTTGTCTTATTATCTCATTGTCTAAACTTCGCACCCTATCAATTAATGCTACCAAAATACCATGCTGGGAATCAAGTTTAGTGCCTAAGCGTTCTTCTATAGCAGATATTTGCTCTGCTACTTTTTGATCAACAACATCTAGTTTATTTTCCATGCCGTCAACAATTCTCATGATGAGTTTATAGATAAACCAACCTAATCCGAATGCAGCTGCAACTGGAAAACCTAATTCAGTTATTATTGCAACCGCATCCATTTATTTACTTTTTAATTTTAAAATTCAGAGCAAGCAAATCAATATAATTAAACATTTTATTGATCCACTTATCATCTTTTTCTGATGGTGTCCAAGCCGCAATAAGTGATGCACCTGTAACCACATAAGTAATAGTTGTTATTATATCTAATATAAAATCCATGTTTCACCTCCCGTGTGAAGATATGATTGTAACATTTTGTTAACTAATCAACTAGATTAGTCCACATATATTCTTCTGCTTCCTCTAGTGTTGTAAAGGTTTGTATATCTTCCTCAGTGTTATTATCTACTATAGTAAAAGTAGTTTCATCGTGCTTGACAATAACATAGGGAACATTGGTTACAGGTCCTATACTCATTATGGTCCTCCAGGTCCTGCAGGTCCTGCTGTGCCCCTGGTTGCAGCTAAATCTATAGTTTTGGAGCCACTGTTGTAACCCGTTGAATTTGGATAATAGGTTCCGCCTAAAGAGGCTCTCATATAAAAGGTTACACTACCATCTAAATACCTAGTTCCGCTACCGCTACTTACTGTTGCCAACCATTGCCATAGAGGGGAATAAGTGCTGGTACTTACAGTTGTCCAGGTGTTAGAGGTTGGACCTGTTGTTGTTGCACTTCCAGCCAAACCAGTAGTAGTGGTACTATACACTGCTTTTGCTTCAAAGGTAGCACTGTCTAGTCCTACATAGCCTTGATATGCATAAGAATAAACCGCTGCTGCACCTGAATTAAAAGTGGTAAAACGGTGCTCTAATCTATCGTTAGCAGTGTCTACTTTTTGAGCGTAGTTGCACCCAACCTGAGCATAGGTTGCATTAGTATAGCTTTGAGATCCCCATGGGTCTGGAGCTGTTGATATCCCTGATAAAGCCCAGGTGTTTAGTGATGCATCTTGTGCATTTCTAAATTCACCAATAGATATAGTGGTACCACTTGTTGTATTGATACCATCGCCACCATCATAAGTGGAATCTGGTGCTCCTATGCCTCTAACATCCGCATCATTTAAAGACACGGTGGTGCCAGATGTTCCGCCAACTTCTACATGAATAGCGTTTAAGCTGATGTTAGTTGTTGGCAGTGGCATTTATTTATGCCCAGATAGCACCACAAACAGTTTGCACTAAAGCGTCTTCGCTTGAATAGTCTGTAGCATCTCCGCCATCTTCTACAAATTTGTGTAGATGTTTTACTTGCGTAGAGATCTGACCGTCTAAGTGTGCATCGCCACCTGTTCCAGATAAAACATTTTCATACACAACCATGACAGTTTCATGTTTTGCGTTTGCAGTATCTTCAGCAGATGAGTCTTGTGCAGGATAAACCTCTATTCTTTGAACTCTTGTTGTACTACTAATTGCCATTATTATTCTCCTTTAAAGTTTCAATTTCTGACTTCATATATTCTATCTCTTTTTGCTGATCTTTTATAGCTTCTATGAGATAACCAACCAAGTTGCCATAAGCTACCGATTTTATTCCGTCTACCTTATCTGTTGTTACTAATTCAGGAGCAACTTTTTCTAGCTCTTGAGCTACGACTCCTGAACCTTCTTTACCATCTTTAGTAAAGCTAACACCTCTCATTTGCAATGCTTTCTTACCATCTAGTGTTTCTATGTTTTCTTTTAATCTTTCATCAGAGTAAGCTGTTACGTTGCCACTACAAGTTAAAGCTCCGCCTTTACCAAAGTTAAATCCTGCATAAGAATCATCATCGTGACCCATTATCAATGTTTCAGTCCCACAATTGTATGTAATTCTAAATTGCTGCGAAGAAGACCCAGGTCCTGCGGTACTACTTGCTCCCGCTTGATTATCATTAAATACAATACCACCCCCATCTTCGGTTGTATTTTCTATAATAATCCAAGGTTGAGACTTGCTCATATACAAGTTGCCCTCCATAGACTGGCTGACTATATTGGTTAAGTTTCTTGAGGAATCTATTACTGTGAACGTATTTACCTTATATCCATGACCGCTTGTTAAATCTATATTGCCAGCAAACTGAGCGTTTTGGTTTGTATCTAATGTTAGAGCAACCGCATTATTACTATAAAGCCATAAGTCATTAGAATTATTGTTGTAAATAAATCCACCTACAAAATCATCATCTGTATCACCAATCAATACACCTGCTTGTTTATTTGTAGGAGTTTTAATTTGTATATAATTATGATCATCTTTTTGTAATCTTAAGTCTGAATTAGAATTAAAACCATCCCCTGAATCCGCACCTATTAACAAGTAGCCATTTGGTATGCCTATATTTTGACTTGCACTAAAAGACATGGCTAACTGATCAGTTGTACCTGTTTTAATATTTAAAGGTAATCCAATATCAGAAGCAGTTGAGATATAAGGCTCATTACCACCATCAACGCCCATTCTTAATCTTTCTACACTACCGTCCATTTTAAATGATAAGAATGGTACATCTGTTTCAGTAACATTATCTGTATCAGCATTAATTGTTAAGCCAACACTTCCTGTACTTTGGACCGTAAGATCTCCATTTATTACTACATTATCATTGAGAGCAAGGTTTCCACTATCATTTGAAATACCCCCTCTAAATATAGCAGCTCCTTGTGAGTAAAAAGCAGTGCCTGAATGTGAAGCATATAGATAACTATTTGATACTACGACTTCTCCTGAGTTTTGAATACGGACTGATTGAGAGCTATCACTTCCTCTATTAACTACAAGAGCATTACCACTGCTACCACTGCCAGTAAGAGTAGTATTACTAGAGTCAGCAGTAATATTTCCACTAACTTCTAAGTTTCCTTGTGCAAGAATATTTGTATAGCCTTCACCTACTTGTAAACTACTTCCATCAGTAGCACCTTCTAAAGCTCTATTACTATTAAAATAAATTCTATTATTACCGCCTGCAAAATATAAACCATCATTTGCAGTGTTTATGTACATATTACCTGACGTAGTTAAATCGTTTGAGAAAGTGGCATTTCCTGCGGCATTTATAGTAAGCCTTTTAGTTCCAGAACCACCTGTCATAAAGTGGATTTCTCCACCATCAGTTATGCTTTCAGCAAACAGACATAAATCATTAGAAGTCCCTGTTCCTAGTATTGTTTTTTCTTTAAATAATCCAAATGCTTGGGTTCCACTATCATATAGTCTTAAATAATTTCCATTAAGTGTTAAATTACCCTGGTAGTCCACTCTAAGGCGTTCTGCTAAAGAAGATCCAGCTGCCCCAGCAGTAGTGTCAGCATTATTTGTGTAAACGACAAATGCACCAGAGCCTTCTAATGTCTGGCTATTTGCATCTGCATTTTGACCAACCTCTGCTCCAATTCTTACTTGAGGAGTTTCGTTTGTATTGTCATCTTCAAAGCTAAAATCAATAAAAGACTTCTGCTGTGAAATGTCAGCACCAGTATCATGGTGAAGTGTTAATAGCGTAGCATCTCCAGTATTTACTACTGTACTCGTTATAGCACCACTAGAGATAGTTCCTGCTGTAGTTAAATTGCCTGAAGAATTTACTGTTAAAACAGCAGAACCACCATTGGGTTGTATACCAAAAGTTGTTCCTGTTGCTGATAATTCAACTGTTCCTGTATTGTCTGTTAAAGCTATTGCGGCAGTGGCATCAGTAGAAGTGAAAGTAGCAACTACATTTGTAGCTCCTGAGTTTGCACTTATAGCACCACTACTGATAGTGCCGACAGATGTTAAATTATTGTTGTTAAAACTTACTCCACCACCTGCATCAATAATAATTCTGGCAGTTTCATTAGTACCAAGCGTCAAAGACCTAGAGCTTGAGTTGTTATAGATTGCCATTGTGGTTGAGCCAAGAGCAATAGCACCCTTATAACCATTGCCATCAATAGAAATTTGACCACTAGCAGAACCATCCATATCTATATCTTGATTTGCTGCTGAAGTGGTTATAGCTGCTGCACTGATAGTTCCTATGTTGGTTAGGTTACGAGAGGCGTCTATTACTGTTTGTCCATTTAGCTTAAAGACTCTACTTGCACCTAAATTTACAGCACTCGTTGTGAATGTAGCTGTTGGGTTGTTGTTATGTACTGTCCCATTACCTATTTCTACAGAACCGCCACCATTTGTTATATAAAATGTTGCTCTATTACCTATAGCACCATATCCACTAAATATAGCATTGTTTGCTGATGGTTGATTGTTATTAACCCATATACTTGATGCAACAAAACCATTAGCTGCATTAAAATTTCTTGACCCATCAATAAAGGTAGTGTCATTTAATGCGATTCCTAAATTATTATTTAAATTAACTCTACCCTGTACCTCAAATAATAAATTATTCACTAAGGTGTTAGAGCTGTTATATGACCTTACGCCACCAATATTTCCTGTAGTTCTCAAACTCTTCAAATCAATACCAGCAAAAGCATCTCCTTCTCTTACTGTTATATCTGCATCACCTTCTACACTTTGCGTTCCTGCTCCAACTATTAAAGTCCCACTACTAGAGATAGTTCCTGCGAAGGTGGCGTTTTGATCTCCATCTAATTTTAATACTGGCGTTGAGCCAATAGCAGTATTGTAAGCACTTGTATAAAATTCTAATTCTCCTTCATGGGCAGTAGTTGTGCTCCCATTACCTTGATTGTTTACACCTACAATTCTTGCTACATTTCTTTGACCTATACCCGAACCATCCACAGTGTACCAATCTATAGAACCTAATTCGTCACCTATATCCCATCCTGTTTTTCCATCAATGATTAATTGAACTCTACCAACATTTGATGAGACTGTTCCATCTTGGTATCTTTCTAAATGCACATTTTCAGTTGTTATGTTTCCACTAGAGATAGTTCCTATGCTTGATAAGTTGTGACTACTGAATTTAATATTTTGTGTAGAACCGCCATTAAACTCTAAACCTACTCCATCACCCCAATCCATTAAGGTATATTCATTACCTGCACCTTTTGCCTTAATTGAAAATGCTTGAGCATAATTATAATTAGCAGATATATAAGCATAATAACTGCTTGGGTTGGATGAAGTCTGCATCAAAATTGCATTAGTATTAGCAGTTATAGTATGCCCACCACTAGAGATAGTTCCTATGTTTGATAAGTTGCCTGAAGCATCAAGCCTTAATGTGCCATCACCTGATCCAGTGCGAAGACCAAATACAGCATTAACACCGCTATCGTCAACGATTCTCATATGTACTTTATCGCCATCTTCAGGCTCATAAAAATCTAAACCTTCTCCAGTTGCACGAATTGCCATATCTATAGTGGTATCAGTTCCACTGCTAGTATTAAATGTTATTGCAGGTGATGTGCTTGTAGTAGAAGTTAGGTTTATATCACCTGTACTTGTAATAGCACCACTAGAGATAGTTCCTGATAAATAGAGGTCTTTAAACTTGTAAGTTGCTGTACCGATATCTACTATATTGTTTGTATCTGTCCCTGAGCCATTTAAAGGAACAAGACCTGATCCACCAATTCTAAATCCTTTGTTATTGCCATTTGTAGAATTGTCGTATATTGAAGCCCCATCTATCACTAAACGGCTATCAACAGTAATTCCTGTTGTAGTAATAGCCCCACTAGAGATAGTTCCTGCAAAAGTAGCATTTCCTGTTCCTGAAGCTATAAATACTTGGTTAGCACTATTTCCATTTCCATCAGGTCTAAGATATACACCACCACCACCAGTAGCAGATAATGTAGCATTACTATCAGAAGACCTAAAATGTGTGTCTGCAATATAATGACCAGTTGTAGTCACATTCTTATTAAAATCCCACTCATCATTTGTGCCATCATAAGTAAATGTAGCATCAGTATCAGATCCACAATCAACTGTAAGTCCTGCCCCATTAGCAGCAGCTGCATTTATAGAGCCACTAGCTAAAGTAATATTCTTATCATCGACTGTAAGAGTAGTAGAATTAATTGTAGTTGTTGTACCATCGACCTGTAGATTACCTGCAATGACAACGGTTCCTGTATTATCTCCTACTGCTGCTGGATCAATTGTAAAGGTAGCGGGACCTGCTAGATATCCACCAAGAGTTAGATTGCCACTAATATCACCATTTCCATTAATATCTAAAGCAGTAGCTTCTACCTCGCCTGTGCTTGTTATAGCCCCACTAGAGATAGTTCCATTGAATGTAGCGTTACCTGAAGAGTTTATTGTAAGGCGTTCTGCACCATCAACTTCAAAACCAATATATGTAGAACCTGTACCACCATTTCCTGCATCAGCCTTAAGAAGTAGACTTCCTGCGTTATTAGATGTTATTTCAGCATACTGGTTATAAGTAGTATCGTTCAATCTTATAGTTGGTGCATCAGCTCCTGAAATTTCTAATAATTGACTAGGACTAGTCGTTCCAATTCCAAGCGATTCAGCACTTGCATCCCAAAATAGTTTTGCAGTTGTTCCTGTATCTTCGTAGAAGGAGATGTCTCCTGTATCTCTATCAATACCTAATCTTGTTCTAACTGTACCTGAAGCACCTGATTGAATTAAAAAATCATTTGCACTACCATCAAGTTTTAACCTAAAGCCATTAGTGGCTGCATCTCCAAAGTTTGCACCTTCAGAACCAGCGTTTGTCTCAATTAAATCAACTGCTGCACTATCAGCATTGTTTTGTGAGCCACCTCGTTCAAGCGTTAATTTTGCAATAGCACCTAGTTCTTCAATACGAGCATTACCATCAACAGTCAAACCACCAACATTAGCTGTTCCTGAAAGGTGAAGGTCTGTAAACTTAGCTGATGCATTTCCAAGACCAATAGTAGCATCTATTACTGCCCCATTTTTATGTGGCAATATTGAATTAGTACTAAACTGTAACCCTGAGTGAGTTGAATTACCTTCTATTACTAAATTATCACTGTTATCAACACCAATATTTCCTACATCTGAACCATTTTTAGTAATATTTACAATGCTTCCATCAGCAGAACCATCTACAGTCAAACCATCCATTGTGGCTGTACCTGTTACGTCTATACCTGTTGAGGTTGTGGTGAGCCTTGAGCTACCATTAAAATAAATAGCTGTTGTACCACCTGACACCCCTTGTAAATAAGCAGAGCCTGTAGCACTAGACAATACAAGATTAGTTCCTTGTAGATTAAGATTTCCTGTGCCTGTATCTACAATTCTACTATTACTACCATCATGATAAATCTGTAAATCATTACCATCTCCAAACTGAGCTTTTACGTTGTCTGGGAAGGTTGTGCCGTTGGCATCTAGGTAGTCTTCTATCTTAGTATTTAAAGATGCTGTTGTTGCCTGGTTAGATGCATTACCTATGAAGATGTTGCCGTCATTAAGGTTTGGGGTGTCGTTTGATCTTCCCGCACCACCAACCTTGATAGAACCCGCACTTGCGTGTGATCTTTGAACTTTACCTATGTTTTGTATTAAAGAAGATTCACCTGTAGGTTTAGAATTGGTTAATGCACCTGCGGTTGTAGAAATATATAAAGTATCACCAAGGCTGAATGCAGAAGTATCAACGCCTGAAATGGTGCCAAAGGTTACAACCTCTGTGGATCCATTAAGAGATGCTGCTGTTAATACCAAGCCGAATGCTGGCATTTTGCTTGCAAAGTCTGCGTCTGCTAAAGAGACTATTGGTGTGGTCCCAGAGATACCTGATACATAAACAGCATCGCCTTTGGAAACAGCTTCGCCCGCCTGGGCTTTAAATATGACTGCACCACGAAGATCTCCGATAAATTCATCGGCAGTAACTTCGCCTGCATCTAATTGTGAGAAAGTGTCTAAGACTGCGGCAACTAATCTTAGCTCTACTAAGTCTCCTGCTACGAATGCATTAGCTGTTGTATTGTCTTGAGCACGAACAACTGTAAGCGTATTACTGCTAATAGCAGTTACCTTAACTATTTCATTATTTGTTCCATCATCTATTGTGCAATAGAAAATATCATTGCCAGTTAGTGATGGAAATACTGAACCATCTGTAACAGTTATGCTTGTAGCACTACTGCTTATACCACTGGCAAGTGTTGTCCTTGCATTATTACTAAAGACAATTGCCATTAATTACCTCTTATTTTAGCTAACTGTAACTGTCCAGGTGATTGTCATTGAGTCAGCAGATCCTTTGTTTACAACTGAGAAAACCGTTCTACATAACATTGTGCCACTTGATGATGCATTAAATATGCCTGCTTCTGTAACCGCACCTGTTCCTGTTCCTGCTCCGAAAGTCGCAACATAAACAATGTCATTGTTAGTAACTGTAGTTGAAGTTAATGCTGTTCTACTACCAGCTAACTCAGAACCTAGTGCGGAGTCTGAAGCTGCGGCTGCTGTAGATCCTGTACCAATTGCCATGTGTGACATTGCAGCATCTGTTGTATTTTTCATTCTTGATGCAACAAAATCCTTACCGTCATTAACAACTATATTTGGAACCTCAGCAACGACCTCATCGTTAAGCTCAATTTTTAACTTACCTGTTAGTTTAAAATTATCAACTATCATTTTTACTCCTAATTAAGAGCACTTGTATTAAGTGCAGCTGTATTTAAAACACTCTTAGAACTGACAATAACCTTGAAGCTTATGCTCTCAGACATTGTTAGAGTATCATCAATACTTTTGTCAAAAGATATCACATCTTGATCAGATATGGAAAGGCTATCTGCCTTGCCAAGGCTGTTAGATCGGGATAAAACCTCAGATATAGAAATGCTATCGCTAAAAGGTTTCGCTAATGAGTGAGCTAATTGTTCTGTAACATTTGCTGTATCTGTTAAGGGTTTTGTAAAATTAAATACACTATCCTCTGATAAGAATGCAATGTTAGTTTTTTCTGAACTTACGTCTGTTTGTAATGGGTCATCTACACTAGCAACATCGTCCAGGCTAAATGTATCAGAGAAAGATCGCACAAAGGCAACAGTTCTACTAAATGACTCACCCATAGAGACAGAGTCAGAGTGCGGTGCTTCAAATAGAAAAGCTGGTGCCTCACTCATGCTTAACGTATCTGATTTAGGTAAGCTTAAATCTTTAGCGTCTGTCTCACCTATAGACACAGCATCTGATTTACCAAGACCCAGGTTAAATATAGAATCTTCTGTTAATCCAAAACTATCGCTTACATTTTTTTCAAAAGCAAAATCTGCGTCTTCAAATATTAAAACAGAGTGTTGTATTCTTTTAGCAACATTAAATGTTTGATTATCACTAAAGCTAAAGTTGTTATCTGTTAAAGATTTACTTAATAAAAGAGCAGGTTGGTCTGTTAAAGAAACAGCATCAGTAAATTCTCTTAATACCTCTAACAAGATAGCAATTGACTCTGTCATGGTGGCTGTATCTGATAAGGCTTTGCCAAGATCTACAGCATGCTCTTCTATCATAGAGACAGAATCTGTAAAAGGTTTATTAACAGAATAAGAAAGTTGTTCTAATAAACTTAAAACAACTACGTTTGGATTGTTTCCTGTAAAGTAAAGATTCTTAGTGTCTGGATCTATCAGTATATCTGCGAACAGATTAAGACTGGTTACTGTAAGATTTGGTTGTACAAAATCTAATAAGACTCCCGATATAGGAGCTATGATAGACGCACCTACATTTAGGCTTGGGTTAACAACAGATGTTTGTAAAGAGGGTGCGTTAGATTGTGCTGTTTCTACTGTAAGAGAAACCTCTTGGGTTTTTACACTTACTTGTAGGTTCGGATACTCTACAACTAATCGTATAGCCATTAGTCAAAGTCATCTCTCACATTAAACTTAATAAGATCTCCAACTGTTTGAATGTTGCCATCTGATTTGGTTATTTCTATTTCTCCCTCGTAAAAACCTGCCTCGGTAAATGTTGAATTGGTAAATACCATTGCACACTTACCTGCTGTTGCGTCTGTTATAGAACAAACAATAGTATCAACGATAGTTGTTGTTCCTATCTTTCTTATTCTTACTCTTGTGGTAGATCCTGTTAAATCTATAGGAGCAAAAGTTGTTGCGTCTTCTGGGTCTAATATTTTTCCCGCAGCAGCAGTATTTGAATCTGTTAAAGTAAAGTTTAGTTCAGGATGTGTATCCCCAACCACTACTTTAATTGTTGTTGAATATGCCATTACATAAACTCCTGATATTTAATTGTAAGGGGTGCACCAACTAATCCATATTTAGATTTTCTAACTGCCTGTGCTTCTCCCTTATCGTACATTCTTTTATTAAGATCAGCAGCCTGCACATCACTCCATGGACTGTCTTTCATCATTTGCAGCCTATATAGAGCCCCATGAATTATGGTTTCTTGGTACTCATTAACAATTATATTAGGTATTGTTGTTGCTGTCGCCGTTGGTTTTAAACTATATAAAGCATACAACGAATAATTTTTATCGGGTGTGGGTGCGAGTAAAATAGTTTCTTGATTTCTTTGTGCATAATACTTTGGTCTTCCCTTGCCATATGCATCAATTAAGGATGGTGTGCCAATCAATGACTTAGGTTCTAATCTGCCTAAGTTTTTTTCTGAAACCTGGTTGTTAGATTCACCAAACTCATAATAAAAATCAATAATATGATTTAATTCAGTACCTGTAGGGATATCTAAATCAGCAGCCTCGTACTCATTAATGCCTGTAACTGTTTGGAATAATGTAAGCTCAGATAGATATATGTCTGTGTTTACACAAAAATCTGTTATTGTATTTCTTAATTCTTCAACAGCAATAAATGATGGACAACTTGGTGCTTCTCTTTTTACTTTAGGTACTAATGATTCTATCTTTTTTGCTACTGCCATTATTCATTATTGTGCTGGTGTTGATGGTCGTGGAGTAGATCCAGCATCAACTTGGTTTTTAATTCCTAGTGAATTTTGAAAAGACTGAAGATAAACTCCAGACCTTTGTAGGTCTCCAGCATATTCAGTATCTTTTTGATATGCCCTATACAGCATAAAGTCTAATATTCCATTAGCATAAACATCGTCTAGTGATATCACTGTCGTTGATGTACTAAAATCACTGATAGTTATATCTATAGGTGCTGAACTATAAACTAATTCTATAGTCGCATCTGATGCTGTGGTATGTGGATATACATAAAAGACTTTTGGATCGAGAGGATCATAAACATAATGCTCAACATTTGTTCCTGTGGTTCCATGCCAATCTTCTATCTGATCATCTAATACTCTTCTCTCAATATTTGTTATTGGTTTAGAAGTTGGATTAGAGTTTCTATAAATAGATAATAGTCTTAAGCCTGCACTGGGTAATGTTTGTTTAGCACTGTTGGCTGTCAAAGTAAAAGCTGCGTTGACTGGATTTGCGTCTGGTCTAAATAAAACAATCTCTCTCTGAGCATCGTTTAAATAATTTAACAAAGTTTGTTGAGACCATCTTACATTAGTCGTATCTTGCAGAATTTCTTCTGCTCTATTTATAAGATCAATTACTTTAACGGTTGCCATTTTATAGTCCTAGTTTTTCCTTCTCTTCTTTTGTTAAAGATCCTTTATCATAAATAAAAGTCCAGAAGTCTGACCTATGCAGTGGGCTCCATGGAAGAATTTTTCCGTGTTCGCCCCTTGAAGCTATTGGATCTTTTGAATTAGATTCGACTACTACTTCTTCTTCAACACCTACTGTGCTTTCAATAGATGCATATTGCAGTTCTAAATCTTTTAGTTTGTCTTTAGGGTTAAGAGAAACATTAAAGTTCTCTTTTGCTGATTTAATCAGTTCGTCTTTTGTCATAGTAACCTCGTTTAATTATAACTATGCTTAAGTTATCACAAAAACATGGATACAAGCTAGTGGGAAAAAAACAAAAAAAAGGGGAGCCGAAACTCCCCAAAGTTAAATTAAGCTACTTGTAACTTAAATTCACCAATCGCTGTTGGTAGGATAACTTTGTATCCGTAAACAGCTAGACCTCTAACGCCATCACCGAATGAAGACTCAAGTCTTACAGTTTCAGTGTTAGTCATTTGAGAAGCATAAGCAATCGCTTTTGGATGCCCATACAGACCAGATGTTACTCCAGCTGCTGTGCTTAAGTTGTTAGATACATACATATTGAATCTATCAACTGTTCCAATAAAGCCATTTCTTAATGGTGAAACATTATCACCAGTTAAGTATGCTTGTCTAAGTTCTGACTGCTTTAACAATGTAGCAACAGCTGGGTTGATGATCATGAATCTTCCTTCTTCAGGAATATTGTTTTCATCAAGTTGCTGTCCTGCATCGAGAATGTGCCCTAAAACAGTAGAAGATGTGATGTTTGCTGGTGTTGCGTTGATGTCTGTTAAAGACGAACCTGCGGCTACGTTAGCGAACACATCTTGCTCAATAGCGATTTTCATGTTTTGAGCTGCATCAGATGCTGCTTCATTTAGAAAGTCGATATCGGCTTGCTCTTTTAGGATGTCATCAACTTTAAAAGCATAGCTTTTAGCTTTGTCGATGTTTAACTCAATGGTAGATGAAGTGACATCTGAATAGGAAATAGATCCTGTGTAATCAGCAACTGAGACTGCTGGTACTGTTCTGATGTTTACTTTGTTACCTAACCCTGAAATTTCTCCTTCGTACTCGTTAGTTGTAACTTCAGACAACATGGTCTGAGCATAAAACTTAGCTTGTAACTTTCTAGAGAATACTTCAGGTATAAAATGATTTTCACCAGCTGCGAAGCTAAAGCTCCCGCCTGAAGATGAATATGCCATATTAATTACCTCTTAATATAAAAGTTTATTTAAAAAGTAGTAAATATTTATTTATCTTACCCTTCCATCAGCATAAGCTTGATCAATGTCTTTCTCAAACTTTATAAATTCTTTATCAGAAAGTTTACCAATCTCTTGGGCAGTCCATATTTTTTTACTACTACCTACGTTTTGCTTCCTGGCTTTAGAGAGTGAAGGTTCAACATTTTGTTTTGCCTTTTCCACTAATTCCTTTTTGGAAACCTTGTTGGAAACTAAACCTAAATCTTGTTTATACTTTGATAAGAGTGCTACAACATCTTGGGCATCACCATCGGATGCGGCATTACGCCACATTCTAGATTGTCTTTCTAACCATATAGTGAAATCATCACTAGCTGATATAGACTTCCAATCGGGATGCACGTCTGCAATAGCTGCATAATGCTTCCTGTCTGCTTCTTCCTGTTGAGATTTTAAGACCTCTTCTGTAGCCTGTTGCATTTTTCGATCCACAGTCGCGATGCGAGCATCGACATAACTTTGAAGTGGTTTAACAATTTCTGGGTAATCTTTCATAATCTCACCTAGATCTACATTAACCTCTTCCTTCTGTTTCTCAATACGAGCTTCAGACTTCATGCTTTCAATCGCTGTTATCTTATTAGACATTTCAGTAATCTTAGCTTCAAGTTCTTTTTCTCTTTGGGTAGCCTTGGTCATTCGTGCCTGAGCATTTTTGTACCTTTCTTCCCACTGTTCGGCAGACAACAAACCCTTATCGGATTTAGTTAGTTCTTCCTGAATCTCTTCTTCTTGCTGATCAGACGCTTCTTCAGTTTCCTGAGATTCATCGGGTAAAGCTTCCACATCTTCGACAACTTCTTCAGGGGTGTCTTCAACTTCTGCCTCTTCGGTAGCTAACCCTTTGGCTTCTGGTTCAGATTCCTGTTGAGAGTTTTGAATTTGTTTCAACATCTCATCAGCTTCTTTTTCAAGCTTTTCGGCGATTAACTCGCCTTTAGTTTTTTCTCTTTCCATTTTAACGGTCCTTTTGTTGGGGGTGTCGATTAAAATTACTTATATATGTTAGGTGTATCCCTTTTGGAGCCTAACGAATTAATTACTTTATCAGCAATTGTATCTAAAGATACTATAAACTTAAGAATGTCGCAACGTCCTTGACTAAAGCGGTAGTTGTCCGTTATTTCCAACTGGTCCCGCTCCATTTGGCGAAGGGACTCCATTTCGTCCATCAGGACCGACCATTCCGTCCCCATTTGGGACTTGATCAACTTGACCGCCTTGCTGGCTGGCAAGGATAGCTTGTTGTAATGCTTGCTCATCCATTAACTCCTTTTGTGATTTAATTACTTCTTCTGGATCAATATCCAAGGACTTGGCAATATCAGTTAATAGTTTTTCTCTATTAACCATTTGTGCATCCATTGGATTATTGATTAAAGAAAGGAACTGTAACAATCTTTGTGATTGTACTTCTTTCTGTATAAGGGCTGTGGATCCTTTAGCGACAATACGCATATCTGATTTAACATTTTCATTTTCATTCCATGTCATGTTCCAATCATATAAAGAACGTATCATTGGTTTGGTAAGGTAGTCATCAATGTTTTTAATAACTGATTTTAAGACTATGTTTGCGTTACTCATTAATATAGAAATACCTGTAGCAGTTCTGTTGAGTGAGCTTTGTGTCTGTCCGTGAGTATAGGACGGAAGTGCCGTAGTCTCATCGGCAAATCTTCTAAATAATTCTATAACTGATACAAGTGCTGGTGAGTTTGACTGTGGTTGATAAAATCTAACCATAGGTTGATTTCCGTCACCACCCTCTCTCAAGAATACACGCCAAGGATATAATTCTGTTGGATCCTCTCCTGAAGCCATGATGTCAGTATTAACTTCAACCATAGGACCAGAAGATAAAGCTACGTTGTCTAAATAAATTCTTGTAGCTGCATTCATGGTGGCTTGTGAGTCTCTCATCATTCTAGGTACGCCAGTACCCCAAAATGCGTGAGGGTTCTTTTCATAGGGGAATATAAAGTAAGGTATTATGCCACCTGGTAATGGATTAAGTTGAGCCTTAATAACTTTACCATCTACTATCCATACATTAGCGTGATACTCTTGTGCAAGATCGTCTTCATCGCCAAATTCTGCACCAGCGTCTTGTAAGTCGTAACCATTAATTGAACCCCAATATTCTAAGAGTTCAAACTTATGTGTTTCAGAAGATCTATCATTTACATTTGCAATTTGTCTTCTGTCTTTTTCATGTTGTGCTTCGTCATGATTTCCCTCGGGATTCATTTCGATACACTCATTAATTAAATCTTCATTAAAACCTGGAAAATCTTTTAGGTCTCTAAACTCCTGTCTAGATATAATATGTCTTCTAAAGATATCTCTTAGGTCATCCATACTGGTGGCATGTGGATCGGGATATAAATCAAATACTGAGACAGCTTCCATTTCGGGGAATGCACTTTCTTCATATATTAAATTAAATCCTTCTTCGCCTTTAATCCATCTATGGTCTTTATCTATTCTTAGAGTTCCCGCCTTCATAGCACCAGTGCCAAAAATAACTTGCTCCATAATAGCGTCTTTCATTTTGCCTTCTAGATTACTTTCAACAGCTTGGTCAAGAATAGCCTCTTCCATATTCTCTACTCTGCGTTCTGTCTCTAACGCTATCTCTTCTTGTAGCTCTGCTAATCTTGCCTGTATTAAGTCATCCACTAATCCAGGGTCTACCACTTCAGCAGCTTGCATAATTTCTAGTGCGGCTTGTTCGGTAAGTTCCTGTTCAACAAGTGGCTGTTTGGAAACTGGGGTTGCTTCAATTGAAAAGAATTTTTGTCCAGGTTGGAATAATAAATCTGTAATTCTTGAAAAGGCTGCGAGCACCTTGGTTCGGGTAAGACCAACATAAACTTGCGATCTTTCTCCTTTAGATTGTATCTTGGCTAGAACCTCTGGATCATACTGACCCATAAACGCTCTTAGGTCTTCAATCCAATTGTCTTCGATATCATCACGAGCATCTTTATACTCGGTGTACTTAGACTCAAGTATAACTCCTAATGAATTTAGTTCGTATTGCTCTTCTTCAGTAGCGTCAACGGCTGCTGAGATTCCTTCGGGTCCTAACTCTTTGCTCATATATTTTTAAAAAAATTGTTTCTTTACTCTTTTAAAGTTCTGCCTATGTTTTCTTGGCATACTGTTTAATCCAAATAAAGCAATAGCATATGCCATTATTCTATCATCAAAACACCCTTGTTGGGCATTTGTTATTCCACGGGCATCAACGAGATAAGTTCTTAGTTCGTCAATGAGCTCTATATCTACTATACCACTTTCTCCCTGTCGGAGTAAGTGTACTAAGTTATCAATAATTAAGGGTTTTGTCTTGCTTGTGGTTAAAAAACCTGCACGCCTGGTTAAGCGGTCTACATATGCATCATCTACACTTTGCTCTACATAAAGATTGGGATAGTTTAATTCTTGTATTTTTCTAATGGTGGTAAGACCGTGATTGTTTCTTTCAATGAGTGTCCAGGCTTTATTGTAGAAGTGTCCAATCTTTGCAATTATGTGTGCTAAGTCAAACGGGTCAACGTGCCCAGTCCATGTGGCAACCTGGTAGCCCATATGATCTAACACTTGGATGCAGGAATAGTCTCCGTGCTCCAAGCCCTCTGCAACATCTACACCAATACAATATCTAAGAGAATCCTTTGGATTCTCGAAAATTTTTAGTAGCCCTTTTTCGTGTGGCATGAAATCATTTTCTCGCACATCGTATCGGGAAATCGGGGTAAAGCATTCAACTGCTGCTTGATCTATAAACTTCGGCTCAACAAATAATCTACCTGTTGTTAAAAACGCTTCCTGCGGGGTAGACGGGTACTCTTGTCTAAACAGGTCTTCTCCACCTAGCTCTTGTATCTTTAAACGTCTGAACATTACCTGCTCATCGTCCAATCCATACATAGTCTTCACATCCTCTTCTTCACGCTCTAGCTCAAAGTATGGGTCTACCTTCCTGCGATATTCAGTCATCATGTACCACGGAATGAAACATAGTTCCCACTCACCCTCTCCACGCAATGAACGCATACACGCATCGTAAAACCAACCGCCTGCTCCATTCGCGGTGGACTCTAATAATATTTCGGAGCCTGCCTCGGGGACTGTCTGTAAAAGACCAGGGATAATATCTGAGTTTGGGTAGAAAGCTACCTCTGAACCATGTAGATAATTAGTTGTCCAACCCCTCCCAACTTCGCTTGTTCTCGCTGTAGCGATTCTCCATCTTGATCCGTGGGTAAATGCCATAGAATTACTGGTAGACTCTTTTAAATCTGGGGTAACTAATGGGTGCGGTAAATTATCATAGAAGTTTCTTACCATGCTAAAGATAGCTTTAGTGGATTCATTAAGATGGGAGACCACAACAGCGTTTTGATTTTGTGCGGTTACTGTTTTCCAGAACCCTCTTGCCTGGCAGTAAGTAGATATACCTGTCTGACGAGACTTTAATATTAATATACGAACATTACCCCGTTTTTTTATTTGCTCATTTATCTGTTTATCAAGTAATTTTTGTGCTTCATTAAACTGAAAGTCTATCAACTTACCCTGTTTGTTTATAATTTTTAAACAATGCTTTGAATAAAGAGGGAGATTCGTTTTAAAGGTTTTTATAATTTTTTGAATTTTAGATTTTTCGATTTGCATTTGTAAAATTACATACCCCCCGTAAGGTCATAGGGGGATATGGGTATATATGTATATGAGGTACCCTGTCCAGCACTCCCCTCCCCTTTAATAATGCGGTTCTTGTTGATAGTGTCCACTAACTAGGAGCCACTCACCTAATTAAGGTGATTCTCTTTGTTATCTAAATCAATCGTCTCAAACCAAGAGTCTTTCATTGAAACCTCTAGCTTCTGAGAACTATCAATCATTTGGTAGTATTTCATGAGGAGCTCTAAGGCTTTGACACGAGAGCCTGCGGTATGACCTGATACATCGCCTAGGGCTTCTTCTTTGAGCCTCTCTATGATGCTGTCATGGTCCTTCAGGTTGCGTTCTTTTGACTCAGATAACTCTTTTGCAAGCATTTCAGAAACTTCATCATCGTTCATCAATCTGTACCCCTGATTATAAGAACTCTTCTCAGAATACCCACACCTTTTTGCGGCTTCAGTAGCGTTCTTTGTCACTAAGAAATGCTGTACAAATTCCTCTTTCCTTTGTCTCATTGTCTTGTCTTTAATTGCCATAATTATTCCTTGTTATGTTTAGCTATAAGTTTACACCATTTGACCAAATCTTTTAACTCCATCGTGTACTTCATCATGTTGCAAGCAAGACACACCAGAGCTATGTTTCCTTCTACATATCCTTGGTTGTTATCAATGCGATCAATAGATATGTTCTGCAAGTGATAGCCTGTTCCATCTTTGATGTGAGTCATAGCTATACCAGTGTATAGACATAGTCCTTTCTGATGATCATAAAGCTTATGGAGATACTCTCTGTCTATGTTGAAGTCGTGTGTCTTCTTACGTCTATGTGATAGTTGTGCGTATAGGTTGTTTGTATAAGCATATGGGCTTTCGCTCATTCTTTTTCTTTTCCCCGCTTGACGGCAGGAGCGACATTGTCTGGCTCTATATCCTTTAGTTATCTCGAAGCGTTCTATTGCCTTGCGAACATTGCAAGTTCTACATACTCTGGACTTATGACCAGTCGTATGGGGTGGAGTCTTTGATTTCGATATCGAAGCTTTCGACACCTTGTAAGACCTCTCTGAATTTAGCCATTGCGTTCTTGCTTGCAGACACTGCTGGCTTGCCAGCCATCAATGATGATCCTACAAGTAAACAGCCATGACTGTCTTTCTCTGGAAAGTTACCTACATGGAATAGGATATAGGTTCTGTTTGGTACCTCTGTGATCTCAAAGGTTTCTCCAAATCTTTTGCTTGTATATGCCTTACAAGTATATGTGCCATTTGGTATACAGCTGACCTCTTTTTTATTTCCCCGCCAAGGGCGTTCAGCGATCCAAAATACATGATCTTTTACTGTGAGTTTGCCAAGGGTGGCTTCAGGTAAATATGCAAATCTTTCTAAGACTGCATCGTATTCTTTTTGACCAAAAAACATATTAGAAAAATATTGAACTACCAGCCAGTGCAACGACAACAGCCCATGCAAATCTTTCGATCCAGCCAATATAAACATTGCCCTTCTGTTGACTCTGCTCAAGACTTCTTAATCTAAACTCATGATCCTGTAGATCATCTTTCTGAGCAATCATTCTCTCTTCCAGTCTTGGCAGTATCGAGGTTAGCTTATGAACCTCAGACATTTTTTGTTCAAGGTTCTCAAGTCTCATTTCTAATGCTTGTAGCTCCATAGTTCCTTTAAGTTTGTTTCATACAAAAGATACAGTAATTGCACATTATTCTCAACAGCCCCAAAAATTAATTTTAATTATTTTTAGGTAAATGCTTGACACTACATATCGTACCCCTTATATTTGGAATCATTGTTTACATAAACACACAAAAAGGAGGGAATATGAGACAATTATCAAAACAACTAACCTTACAAGAATATGCATCTCTATGGGTATGTGAGGATACTAAAAAGTACATATTGGAGAACGAGGCTCAGTCTGAAGAGGTCCACTATGAAAATAACAGTGCATTGCCATGCAGTTATATCTGTTTAAGCTATCCAGTTTATGAAGGCGACTATTACTTTGCCTTTGTAGCTGAAAGTGTGAGACTCAACGCACAATACAATGCTAAAGCCAATAGACAGCTAAGGTATTTAGTTTTTAACTCTAGCCTTAACAGGGATGAGATTTTCAATAGAATGGTGGATTATTTCGCAATGCATTTTAAAAATGCTGGCTCTGGTGATACATGCACAAGAGAAGAATTATGGTGTGCTGTTAATGACCTTATCTCACAAAGGAAGGTGGCGTAATACAGGCTAACTGATGAGACCTGATTGGTCGAAACCATCTTTTTTCCCCGCGAATCGAGATGGTCTTAGTCAAACAAAATTAGGAGGGACTATGAAAACATTAAACAACAAAATAGAAAGAGCAATAGCAACAAGAATGGAGCCTAGAGGATGGGGTGATAACCCTGACGAACTAGTCAGAACAGACTCAGGCAAAATCCATGTCACACCAAAAGAACTGGACAAGATCATCAGAATGAAAAAATGCATTTCTGTTTCTGTTTATATTAAAACTGACGGCTATACACAAGAATGTATCGATGAGGGTAAATATTATCCAAATGTCTTTACAAAATATTTGATCATAACTAAAAAACAAGCAAAAGAACTTGCCAAAGATATGATCGTAGATGCTGAAAAGTATTCAAACAAAGAAGATAAGCTTATCCAAATTAGATTGTCTTCTCATTGGTCAGATGATGGACGTTTCAGGTTAAGTTTCTAGGCTAACTGATGAGCTCTCAATGAGCGAAACTCCCTACGGGGAGTCTTAGTCAAACAAACCAAAGGAGGGAATATGACAATAGAACTGATAATTAAAAACGTATTTGGGAATGAGTTGGTTTATCCAGCTTGTGTCCAAGGCAAGATGCTTGCATCTTTTAAAGGGACCAAGACCTTTTCTGATCTTGATCTAAATCTTCTCAAAAAACTTGGATACAAGTTTGAGTGGGTTGCATTAAAGAGAGAGGTGTAATTATGAATAGAGATAGACTTACTTACATTACTTTTGCTTTAATCATGGCAACACCAGTTGTCTTATCAATATGGCTAGCAATAGCTTTAACTAACGGAGGGCAATCATAATGGATAACTTTACAGCTGTAGGTATTGCAGAGGGATTTATTCCAGCTGATCATGAGGATCAAGTCAGGGAGGCATGGCAACATTTAGTTGACACTGGTCTTGCCTGGCAACTTCAAGGCTGGTTTGGTAGAACTGCAATGCATTTAATTAACGAAGGTTTAATAACACAGGGAGGTGAATAATGGACCAATTTAATAACTTAGAGATATTCAATTTAGATGTATTGGATAATCTAAACACGGACCAGCTCAAGGCTCTATCAAGAGTCTTGGATGGTGAATCAACTGAAGAAGATCATAAAACACTAAGGGAGGTGAAATAATGAAAACAATAAATAACAAAATAAGAAAATGTCTAGATCGCATACACGAAATTGATCTTGAGTATGACAAGAAATTTGACAAGCTTGACTCTGAAAGAGTCAATAAGTTGCAGGTTTATTTTGAAGTGATTTGTCAAGAACAAAAGAAACTACAGGAGGTGAAATAATGAGTGCGTTTTTATGTAATGCTGATCACATAGGTGAGATGAGTAAATTCTTTGCCAATGGTAGTGTTCCAATGGCTAGTAGTGAGCTTGTGACTCATGCCTATAACATGGTGACAAGGGAGAAGATTTCTTTTTCTTCCCCGCAAGAGGCGGCTGAGATATTAGCCAGAGAGAATATCAAAAGCTTACAGGCTAGATATCCAGATAGCTGGAAGGGTTTCTTTACATGGAACCCTGAAGGCAAGGATGATGAGTTTGATGAAAGCATGATCCTGCTCTTTGTTAATCAATGCCAAGCCAAGGCTAAGGGATATCCCAAGGTTAACAAGAAACAGCTTTACGGCATGATCAACTGCTACAGGTATCAAGCCTGCGAAGATGAGAAGTGGGTCCAGTCTGATGCTTACTGGCTAACTGAAAACTTAAAGGATATTGTTTCCAGCAAGCTTATTGGTGATGTTGATATGTGGGAGTTTAGACCAGAGGAGGATGTTGCATGACTTGTTCAGAATGTGGTGGCAACTCCAGAGTTGTAGATGTCCGCAAGTATGTTGACGGATCAGTAAATAAACGCAGGCGAGAATGTCTGGTATGCAAAAGAAGGTTTACTACATACGAGGAGGAACACAAAAAGAAAAAGTAAACTTTAATTTAAAGAAGCGGGGTAATTACTCCGCTTTTTTTTGTCTTTTTGAAATGTCAAGACTGTTATTCATTTTTCTTTTTGATAATATAGAGGGTTCCTATGTTAGTAAAAGAAGCAATAATAAAAATAGCCAGAGAGCTTAAAGATCAAGAAGACAAATCTTATCAAGATGGTGAGTTGTTTAATGGATACCCAGATGATCTAGATCAAGACGATATTAAAAAAGCCATGGTTGCCATAGCTTCTGTCTCTGACGCAATAGTTAATTTATATTAAATCAATCTCTTTGTAAGCATCTTCGTAGTTATTGCCAAGCTTTGACCACTCAGAATCTCCATGAAGTTTATAAATCCATCCGCTTACTTTGTGTTTTTTTCCATAAGGATTTTTGGGGACCCATCGTAGGCTCACTCTATCATATCCTTGCTGTTCAAACCTTTGTATAAGATCTTCCTTCTTGCTCATAATAATTAATGATAAGTTATATCATGATCATCATAAACCAAAACCTCGTTGAGTTCACCTATAAGGTCTAAGCCTATGTCTTCAATTATTTGTTCAGCTTGATAAGAGTCTTCAGCTATTATGAGAAATTGTTGTGGGGTTTTGTTGTCTTGGGTGACTGACCCATAGTATACCTTCATTTTTTAGGTGGAGTTTTTTTACTTCCCCCCGATCCAGCCCAGAGCTTTTTCCTCGCCCAATAGTTCGCAGAGAACTTATCATTCTTTGTAAGCCCGCCTGATTTGTTTTTGATTCCTGCGGATCGTGCAAGATAAGACTTCCTAGCTTTACTAGAATAATTATGCCCATAATCTTTATGCCCAAATCTGACAACTTTAATTTCATTACCTTTTTTAGCTAGCACTTCCATTTTGTGCTTGCTTGATCCTGTGTTTCTTCTTGGCTTGTTAAATCCTGGGTATTTCTTACCTCGATACATAACACCACCTGAGACTCTTTTTGTGTCTTTAGTTGTTGCCATTATCTTTTTCTCCCTTTGTGTAGTCCGTGTCTAGCATGCTGTTTACCTTTTGCGGTTGCTTTTCTTTTTACGCGATTTGCCTGAGCTAACTTTTTTCTACCTTTAGATGTAGATTTTAATTTTGCTATTGTTCTTGCTGGAGCATAGACTTCGCCAGTCTTACTAGATTTTTTTCCACTAGCAGTTCGCCACTTCTGCTTAGTCCACATTTTAAGTGATTTCTGTGATTTTTTTAATGGCATAATGTTAAATAAGTATAGTTATTTTTTAGTTGTTCGTCTTTTTGCATTTGCTTTTCTTCTAACTCTAGATACTTTCTTTTTGGGTGGTGAGTTTTTCATTAAGTGTGCCTCTTGTCTGTTCAAAGACCACTCAATAAATCTATCAAACCATCTTCCAATCATTTTCTATAACCTCCGCCATTCGCTTTATATTTTTTTGCTAGCATTTGTGCTTTTCTTGCTGACCATTGACCAGCTCTGCCACCTTTTGAACCAGCTTTGATTTGGTTGAATAACCTTTTACGCATTGCTGGTTTGGTATAGTTCCCAGCTGCATTTACTTTTGATTTGTTTTTACTTGCCACGCTTCTTTTTTTTCATTTTTGTAGCATATGACTTTGCTGCTTTTTTTCCTTTGGCTGTGTATGGAAACTTTTTACCTTTTACATTTGGCATAACTAACTCCTGTCTTTAAATATTTTTATTACTCTATGATAAACCATGTCTTTCATGCCTCTCATAGTTCTATTATGTTCTGGCAGTTCTTCCCATGCTTTCTTTCTTTCCTCCCGAGTTGGAAGGTTGGCAATGGTTTTAGGAATAGCCATCTGCATACCTAAAAGATACACTAAATCTTGCCATTTTTCATCTATGTCTGACATATACCTAATTCTCTCTTTGTGAGTTTTCAGTAAACTAATTTCATGTGCGTAGCGAAGTGTGTTGATCTGACCAAACTGATCAGTGTGTTTCATTTAATCTTTTACTAACCTTTTCTATCAATCTATTTAAGTACCATTGTGCTTTGTGCAAGTCTTCTAAGGGCTTGTCTTTGTTGTTATATCTCCATAAATATTTCATGGCATTTATTTGACAAGGTATTTCCTCTGCATGTGGATTCAAAGATGCAACTGTTTCTAGTGCGTCTATGCACTCCACGTCACCCGCTTTGTAATGATCTGGATTTATATTATCTTTCATATTAATTCTTTTACCTTCTGTAATAAAATTTCTTCTGTTCCGTAGCGTTCCTCAAACTCATGTTTAAAAGGATGCCTTGAAACATATAGTTCATTGTTGACACCTTCTCTATGGTGTCGAAAACACAGAGGTATTGTTTTTAAATGTGCCTCTGGTTTTGTTTTGCCATCAATGTGGTGTATCTCTGCTGGGCTATCGCATTGATAAAAAAGTTTGCAGACAATACAGCCAAAGTTGGATATAGAATCCATCCATTGTTTTTCTTTTTTATTTGGACTTCTGCCTTGCATATTCTTGAGCTAAAAATTTATTGTTTTGAATTAAATAATCATCAAAATCTATTTGCTCTTCATTATACTTTCTTCTTTCAGACTTGCACTCTTCGTACATAGTTCTGCAAAAATCTCTAAAGTTATCATGCTCCATATCTATTTCTCTCCATTCTTAAGTTAGCCATTTTTGTACGCCACTCTTCAAACTGCATGTCTACAGCAGACTTTTCTGTTTGTAATGCGTCAAGCTTTGCTTTAGCCTTAGCTACCGCCATTGATGCTACATAGTATGATTCTGTTGCCTCTGCTTTAGACTTCTGTGCGTTGTATGATCTTTCCCCATCGTCTTTGGCTTGGCATAGTTCTATCCAGAATACTCTTTTGAGATTTACTTCTGCCTTGAGTACATTTACCCTAGCTTCAGATATGGTTGGTATTATATCTCTTAGTTGTTGATGAAAGTTTTCAGATGATTCCATAGTCTTTTTTCCTTGTTTCTTTTTTCCCGAATGCCTCCTCTTCAGGGTCTAAAAATTTTGATGTTGCTCCATCGAAGGCTAAGTTAAATTCTCCTGTTTCACCAAGACGATTTTTTCTAATAATGACTTCAGCTAATCCTGTATTAAGAGAATCATAATACTCTTCTCTATATAACATTATCACCATATCGGCATCTTGTTCTATAGAGCCACTATCTCTTAAATCTGAAAGGACTGGGCGTTTGTCCACTCTCGCTTCCACACCCCGATTTAATTGAGACAACGAGATTACTGGACAGCCAACGTCTTTAGCCAGCCCCTTCAGAAGATTGGAGATATAGGTCATTGAAGCCGCTCTGCTATCAGAATTACTTGGTGCCTTGTTAGAGGTCATAAGTAACTGCAAATAGTCAACGACTATCAAGTCTATATCTTTGATAGATTGAATTGCTTTTGTTTTATTAACAAGTGTTTCAATAGTTATTGGTGACTTGTCATACACATATAAATTTGAATCAGATAATGTCTTTTCAATAGAGTTAAACTTATTCCATTCACCCGCGGTAAGATTTCCTGTCAACAAAGACTTCATTGATAAACCAGACTCAGAACTTACTATCTTTTTAATTAATTGTTCGTTGGTCATTTCAAGTGAAAACACCAATACTGTTTTACCTTTTAAAATATTGTTTGTAGCTATGTTAAGTGCCCATGTTGTTTTACCCATTCCTGGTCTACCAGCCACAATAATTAGATCACCATCTTTAAAACCATTGAGCCTAGAATCTATGTTATTAAACCCTGTCTTGATTAATTTTTGTTCAATAAGGTTAGCGTCTTGCAGCTCTTGTTTTACAACTGACAATATATCCTTAACTGACTTTGGCGACTCAGTATTTTTTGTGATCTTGTTTTCAATTAACAATTGATTTACTTGATCAACCTTTTGCTCAATAGTTATTTTGTCATCTACTATTTCAGGTATTTTCAAAGACAGTTGCATTAACTTATTGTTAGCTGTTTTATCATGCATTGCCTTGATCCAATGTGAGTACCCAGCTGTACTAATACAGTAGGCTGATGCTTGTCTTATGTCATCAAATACAAAATCATCACTTATATTACTTCGCAAAGTTACTATGTCTGATGCTTGGTTATCTATCATAACCTCGTATGCTTTTCTGTAAGAAGTGTTCTCAAAGTCTTCTGGCAAGAGACCATCCTCTTGTGCTTTCATAAACCTTTTGTGATCAAGAACCATAGCCCCTAATAAATTTGCCTCTAGTTCATATATCTCTTTATCCATGTCTCCTCTCTATAATTGCGTCAAATTGGTTAATGCCTAGCATAGTTCCAAGTGTTGGCTTTCCATTCCAAAAAGATCTTATCCACTTCTTATGACCCTCTGAGTTGGCTATATCAAAGTAAGCTTCCCAGAAGTCATTTGATGTAAAATCTATTTTTCTCCCCGTTTTAGGCGAGACGTATCCTTTTTTTGATTTGGCTATTTCTTTAAGTTTTTTATATGGGACCACATACTTGTGTGCATTTTGTGAATGTACATAAAATGTTTGATCACACTTACTTTTATATATCTCATTAATCAAATCAATATCTAATATAAATTCATTTTTAGTATAAGCTTTAGTATTGTAGCCACCTGCCGACCCCCCATAGCCGTCTGCCGACCCCCCTAGTATTTTGTAATAGTTGCTAGTATTTTTTCTTTGTTCCCATTCTATATAACCCATGTCTCTGAGTTTTTTAAGATTATCTTTTATAGCTGTGAGAGAAAGCCCAGTAAGTTCAGTCAACTTTTTATGGGAGGGGTAAGAACAACCAAACTCATCAGAGTAATTAGCCAAAACAATAAGCAATAGTTTTTGTGTTGAATTTACTTCAACCCGCAAAACTTTTGTAATGTATTCAAGCGACATATCTTTCCCTCACACCAGCTATATTAACTCCAAATATAAATCATTGTAAAGTATTGTTTTTAATTTATTAAAAGTTTACAATTCATTCAGGAGGTTTATATGAATAAAGAAATATACACAGCACTTAAAAACGTGCAAAACTATATGTATCAAAACCCAATTGCAAAAGAAGGTGTTAATACATTTCAAAAATATAAGTACAGGGGAATTGATCAGATCATACAATCTTTTTCAAAACCACTGCACGACAATAACATCTTAACTTTGGTCCAGCCCGATCTTAAAGTATCAACTAAATTTTTAGATGATGGTAGATCAACATTGACTAGAGTTGTTGGAACCTTGAGGTTTATTTCTACTGAAGATGGTTCTTTCGTAGATAGGTCTTATGTTGGGCACAGTAAGTCGCAGCAAGGAAAAGATTTAGAATCTGCAAGATCTTTTGCATATCGTAATGCATTGTTAGAAACATTCTGCGTGCCTTTTGAGGGCGTAGTTGAGCCAGAGCTTGAAGGCGTTGATCAAGGTGCACCAGCTGAAGAGGAAGATGAAACAGTAAGCATGGTTGAAGACTTTACAAAAGAAATCAAAGCATGTGCAAATAAAGAAAAGGCAAAAGAAATCTACAAGAAATATGAAAAAGTAGCCAGCCTTAGTGGTGACGATGAAACTAAAAAACAACTAGTTTTAGCTTTTACAAAGGTGTACAAGAATGATTAAGCAAGGAACACCTGAATGGCATGATCAAAGAAAAAACAGGATCACTGGAACAAGACTCCCTCGTGCTGTTAAAGAGTGTATGTGGGCAAAGGGAGATCAGTGGGAGGCTTTAGGTAGAGATATCTACAGAGAGGCTCACAATTTGTCTCAGGACCCTTTTGATCAGAGAGCTATGTTTGCAATAACTTATGGTAGTGATCACGAACCTGTAGCTTTAGAACAACTAAAAAGCATGGGCTATAAAATTACACAACCTTCTTTTGTTGTTCATCCTGAGCATGACTGGTTAGGAATGTCTCCAGATGGGGTAATTGTTTCGGGTAGAAATGGAAAAGTTTCCGCTGTTGAAATCAAATGCCCACAAACAAAGCCTGTTAAAAATGTACAAGAACAAAAAAGAAACTACTGGCACCAAATGCAAATGGGTATGGAGTGCATGGACATAGATGAGATGTTGTTCTTTCAATGGTATGAGCACGAGCATTACCAAGAATGGGTTGAAAGAGACCCAAGATGGGCGGAGATATACATACCAAAAGCAAAAGAATTTATGGACTGGTATGCGGATGCGTCTAAAGACCCAAAGTATATTGCTATGTGGTCAGAGACAAAACAGGAACCAGGAGTTAATTATAAGTCTGTTGACGATGATGATAATACATCAGAGCTAGCAGATGTACTTACCGAACTAAATGAGCTTAACGAAAGGAAGGGCTTGCTTGATAAAAGAAAGAAGGAACTTTCAGCCGAGGCTGTTAAAAAGCACGGAGGAGCATTTAGTACCTCAAGAGTGAAATGTCATATGACACAAGCTAGGGGTCGAATAAACTACGCCAGACTGGTGAAGGATCAAGATATTCCTTTTGACATTATGGAAGGCTATAGGTCAGAAGGCGATACCAGGATTTATACCAAACTACTGGAGGAATAAATGAAAGAAAAAATATTAAAAAAATCAATTAGTTCAAGGATTAATAAGTCTACTTACGATAAACTAGTGTCTGCCAGTAAAAAGGCTAATCATAGGTTTTATGATCGTAAGGTTGCCTATATGGTTAACAAGATTTTAGATGATTGGGCTGATAAGGAGAAATAAAATGGCAGAATATGATAATACAAATCGTGGTGCGATTTGGAAAAACGACAAAAAAGAAACTGAAAAACATCCTGACTTCAGGGGTGAGCTCAATGTAAATGGAGCAGGTTTTTGGGTTAGTGCATGGAGAAGAGCTCCAGGTGCACCTGATAAAGCACCAGCACTAAGCTTTGCTGTGACACCTAAAGATAGTCAGGCTGTAAAACCAAAATCTAATGAAGTGTTCCCAAAGGACATTACAGAAGATGACTTACCTTTCTAGGAGGAAATATGGGTAAAATTGTAACGCCTGGTGGTGAAGAGGCTGTAAAAAATATCACTTTAAATGTGGACGGAGAGGCTAGAGAGTATGAAGTCGATAGCTTATCTAAAGAAGCAGTTAATCGTTTGAATGTTCTTAACTTTCATTCAAATAGTGTAATGCCTTTGCTGACTGAAATCATAAGGCTTGTTCAATTGGGTAATCAAGTTGATCAAAGTCAACTTACAAACCTACTTCCAGAGAAGTATACAGTTGTACAACAAGCTGAAGATGCAGTAGAATCAGATACAGAGAACACAAATGGAGCTGGTTCATCTAAAGAAAGCAAATGAATGCAAAATTAGAAACGAGTCTCTCAGGTTCTGAGAGGCTCTCATCTGTACTAGGGGAGTCCTCCCTATCAGGTTCACCCTGTAATGGTGGAGTATGCTCCACAACAATAGGCGATATTAGATGCAAGACTTGTGGGAGACACGAGGATGAGATACGCCAATGGAATCAACTTCCAGAACTAAAAAGAAAAATCATAAACATCAAGAATGCCGCTGAAGGTTATAAAATAAGGCAAGTATCTTCTCAGGAAGATAGATGGAGGGAACTACAAAAATTGAAAACAATAGACAACTTGACTGTTGGTGATGTGATTAAGAGAATAACTCAAGTCGCTACCCATCAATCAGAAATGTATCCACAAGATCATAAATGCATAGCATTATTGAATAAGATAACTGAGTCAAAACATAAGTTTAATGACATATCAGTTCAATCAATAATGTCTGAAAATGATTACGCAGAAATCAAAGACAAGTTCGAGTAGAGCTTTCAAAAAAGATCTTCTAACTGGTCAAGAGTTAGAGAACAGGATCTTAAAATCAATCCACAAGAAATATTCTAGTGCTGTTTTAATACCAGGAAAGTTTAAACCTTACGACATATTTATACCAGAGAAAGATCTAAAAGTAGAAGTTAAGGTTGACTACAAAAGCCAAGAGACTGGCAATATTATTATTGAGCTGTATATGTTTGGTAAGCCGTCTGCCTTGCTTTCTACTGAGGCTGACTACTGGATCATACACACTGGTGTAGAAAACCTGTGGATAAAACCAAAAAAGATATTAGAGTGCATTTTATTAAATAACATAAGGGTCCAAGATGTGCTGGGCGATGGAGACAATCAAACTAAAAAAGCTTGTTTGATTCCTATAAACCTATTTAGAAAATATGTTATTGACAGTAATGTGTAATCTATGTTTATAATGTATACAACAATAATTAAGTGAGGAAATTATGGTAATAGATATAACAGTAGACGATATAGCAAATCTTAAAACACATTGCGAAGCAAGGATAAAAGAAATCTATGCGAGAGAAGACATAACTCTACAAGAGAAAGCTGATCTTGCTAGACCTTTTAATGTAAAAATAGAGAACTTGTTGTTGGTTATAACTGACAGCAAGATTGTTAGAGACTCAGGATCTTTATAATGCACACGCTTACTGACGCAATAAAAGAATATTACAGGTTTAATAAAATGGGTAAGAATGATTTTACCTATAGAAAATATTTTGAGCCATTGTTTGCAGACATGGACGTTAGAGATATTAACAAAGAACAAATAGCTAATGCTAGGTCTGGTATCAAGGGATCACCAGGAACAGTAAATAGATATTTAAGCTACTTCCGTGCAATACTTATGTATGCATATGAAGAGTTAGGGTGGTTGGACACTAAGCCCATTATTAAAAGAGTAAAAGAGTCCCCTAAAAGAAATACATACTTTACTCTTGAGGATATAAAAAAACTGCAAAAAGAACTCCCCCTTCATTTGCAGAAACCATTTATATTCTCACTCCTCACTGGGGTTAGAATGTCCAACTGCTTTAATCTTAAATGGTCAGATATAAAACAAGATCAAATATCAATAGATGGAACTGAGACTAAAAACGGCAGGGGTTTATCTGTGCCATTAAATGCTAAGTGCAGAGAGCTCCTAGAATCAATTGATAAATCTAGCCCTTATGTTTTTACCTATGCTGGTAGAAAAATGAATAGAGCATCTAACACCGCTTGGTATAGTGCATTAGATAGAGCTGGACTTAATGGATTTAGATGGCATGACATCAGACATACTTGGGCTACTCACCATGTACAAAATGGTACTCCTTTACATACGTTACAACATCTTGGTGGGTGGTCCGACTTCAATATAGTAAATAGGTATGCACACCTATCAAAAGATTATTTGAGCGATGCTTGTGAGGCAAGTAATACTCTGATATCTTAGTTACTTAAACCTTCAGCAGGGCTGGTTTTCAAATTCATATTCCCTCGCAGTGGATGACTACTGGCTCTGCGACTTAGTTTCTTCCAATTATTGGTCTTGCTAGCTTATTAAATTCTTGATGTAACTCATTTCTTTTTAATTCAATATCATTAATTATGTCAAAATATTTTAATCTGTTTTTGTCTTTAAGCTTTTCAGCGAGTCTTTCTCTTTCGTTAAGTTTTCTTAATTGTGTTTCAAATTTGCTCAATTTTTTATCTAAAGCAAGGTATTCATTTTTAAAGTTTCTTCTAGATTTAAAATCTTCTAATTCCTTTTTGTCACCCTTGTCTATATATGATTTATAGCTGGTTACTAGTCCCTTGCCTGGTTTGTCTGGTGTCCCTCTTAAAAATTCTTTATATCTATAAAACTCTATTGCATCAGTATAATTTTCTGGTTCTGCTGTAAAAATTCTTCCAAAAGGTATTTCATTTAAAGTTACATCTCTGTTTATTCCCTGCGAAACATCTATTGCTTTTTCTATTCCGTTATAAGATCTTTCCGCTGTTGTATACATTCCTCCAAGATATGACTGTAGTAAATATTTAATTACATCTGGGCTAATGTTTATTGATCCAGGGTCCGCTTCTCCCCCTCCCTCAACCCCAAGGGCTGGTACATCTACTTGATTCAGCATTTTAGTAAAGTCTCTATAAAACTCTTCTGTATTTTTAAGTTTGGTAGATGATATTGGCAACTTGCTCCCAAAATATTGCTCTTTATATACAGGAGCTCCTGTCCATTTTTCGTTTATATAAACATCAAAAACTGGTTTAACAAATGAGGGTACTGCTGTTTTTCCTAAATCTACACTTTCTCCGCTGTATGCAATACCAACTGGAGAGAAAGCACCAACAGCAATTCCGCTTATGTCTTTAGCAAACTCAACACCAGATCTTCTTTCATAACCAGCTATGTCTTTTGTGGCTGTTTCCATACCCATTCTTCCCATATTAAAGAAAATATTGTACCCATAGGGTAGAGGTATAGTTACAGCTACTGGCTTTCCGTTAACTTTATAAGTTCTTGTTTCTCTATCATATACTGGCTTACCTCTAGATCTTTTAACTCCAGGCAGCATTATTATAAGATTTCTTTCTTGTTCATGTTGTGGAATCTTATCAATAAATAATTTTCCATCTTCATCTTCTCCAGAAACAAGGGTGTTATACAAAGCAACTAAGCCTCCAAAACCTACTCCCCCAGCCATAACATATTTTTTAGCTTTTGATATAGGTTGATATTTCATCTTTCCGTTTGAATCAAATCTAAACGGAACCATGCCTCTGAAAAAATTAACATTACCTTGAACAGCTGCGTTTGCAAAAACATAAAAAGCATTTACATAAGGTCCAAGCCTTCCAGATCTATTAAAGTTAATTGTTAAGTTCTTAGCTAGATTTGCTGCATTTGCTATATCTGTTTTACTTGCTTTATCTATGCCTCCAGACTCTTTTACAAAAGCCTTAAATACTGCAAACCTAGATGCATTCTCTGCAACATTGTTAACGCTCTCTACAAATCTTGCTGTTGAGTTAAAGATCTTAACTGGATTTAAGGGTATGCCATCATGTGCCCTTGATAGGGTAAGCATTTCTTTTTGTATTTGATCTACATCCTTTGCATTTACATAACCAGTTTGACCACCATTTTCTAAAAATGCTCTAAAATATTTATGAGCTTCTGGGTTTGTTTCTTTTAGTCTGTCTGTAACATAACCATGTCTAAGCTCTCTTAAGGTTTTGACCATTGATTTAGGATTCAATGCACCCTTTAATTGTTTGCCTAAAGCCCTACCATCTGAAATTTCCTTTTCAGCTAATAAATTAAAATAACCAGTTTGGTAATCTCTGGTAAAGTTAGTAACAACAAACTCTGGTGAATAAGATGTATATAAAGCAGAAAGGGTGCTGGTTATGCCACGCATTAATCTTATAAAAGGATTCATAGTTTGATTACCAAACTCATCTAATCCTCTTGCAAGCCTTTCGTCTCTTATAACTAGGAATTTAGTTTTACCCTCTTCTTTAAAAGGTATTAAGGATTGTTCTCCATCCCATTTATGTGGTTTTTCAAACCTTTGAGCTCCTTTTATGTCCCATATATTTTTAGCTGGAAATTGTTTTATTAATGCGGCTAACTCTTTGTTAATTTCATTTCTTTCCCCGAGAACAGCAGCCTCAGATCTTCTAAGTATTGCTTGCTCTAATGGATTTCCAGCCTCAGACTTTCTGCCTTTAGCTTCTGGAATAATTGATCCATATAAAGACCTACCACCACCTTTTGGCTCGGGCTTACTGCTATCTATAGTATCAACAGCAAAACCTACCAAAGGAACATAGTATTGATAATTAGCATTCCAATCGGCAACAGTTTCTTCGCTTACTAAATCATTTTCAATATAAGATTGTCTTGTTTTATTTTGGTATGCATTAAGCATATCAAAAGCTTTTAAAAGATTTTTACCCATTTCGTTACTAGGTTTAGCAACATCAGTATCTGGATTGTATTCAACACCCATTTCACTGAGAGCACTGACTGCCTGGTCGGTGGAAATACCAGATCCACTGTCCTTGTATTTATTTAGAACATTCTCTCTTTTGGTTATCTGTCCTTTAATTACAGGAACTCTTTTTGCATCAGTCTCTTCTTCTAATTGTTTTCTTAGTCCTGGTAATTCTTGTTCGTACTTGGAGTTTATAAATTTATTTCTTTCTGGTGCGTGTAGATTTTTTAGAAACTGGTTAAAGTCAGCCTCTTTTATATTAGAGCTTTTTAAAAATTTTAATAACCCATCTACTTCTTTTACAGCATCGTCTAGCTTTGTTTTTACTTTTCCGTAAAAGGTGTCAGTAGATCTAATAATATCAAGATCTTTCATACCCTCTGGCAAATATGGTTTTAATTTACCCATAAAACCTTTAAGCCTATCAAGTTTATCTACGGCTAACTCTTGTATGTTTGAATATTGTCTAAATAAAAAGGATGAATCTCCTTTTGTAAGCATGGACCCTATGTCGGGCACCTGAACTGTTTCAGAAAGATCTACTGGTTCTTGGATTCTTCTTTCAATTCTTGTTGTTGTGATTCCTGGATCTCTATAGATTGAGTTGATTGACTCATCTCTTGTCCATCCATATTTTTCTGAGAAACTTGTGTCGACCTCATCAATTCTAGGTTGGAGCTTCCTGATGATATCGTCAGCCCTTCCTTGAAGATCGGATGAGATTCCTCTAAGACTTTGAATGTACCCTTCGCCATTTTTATTTTCCTTCCAGTCGTTGCTTAAATATCCTTCACTTGAAGCAAATTGTCCAGCAACATATGTTTCATTGTTTTCAAATTGTACCCCATCTAATGCATCTTTTACAAACTTAGCAAATTTAACATTAGGAACATCCAAGTAGCCAAAGTTAATAATTCTTGCTCCAGTCTTTGTTCCTATAGGGTTGTAGTCTGTAATTCCACCAGAAGCTTCCTCCATTGCTTTAGCTACAGCTACTGTCTCTGCTTCAGTTAAAGATCTTCCGATATCAATATCAATACCATTAAGCTTAGATTTGGCTATGCTTTTTTGAAAAAATGGTCTGTGGTATCCAACACCATCTTGTTTCAACAGAGTTCCTATAATAGCACTATAGGCTTCAATTTTCTCCACAGCCTCTGGCTGCATTTTTGCAAAATCTTCCTTGCCTGGTTTTCTTATTTTTGGTGCAGCAACAGCTGTTTGTGATCCTGGAGAAACCTTATCTTCAAAATATCCTGGTGCCTCAAATATTCCTGGTGATAATAAGTCTAGCTCTTTAGCAATAATATCATTGCCGCTCTCATCTAATAATGCTTTTGATATTGCAACATGGTATTCCTGAGATTGTTCATAAGGTGCGTCAAACATTTCGTTAAAGTGATCATTGGTTCTTCCTGGTATAGACTCCCAACTAATTTGACTTAAGTTTTTATTTATAGCATCAGCATAGTTAAATCCAGCCTCTACCACTTCTGTTCCCTCTTCTCTTGCTTTCCCCGCGACCCAAGCGGCTGCTTGTACTTGTTGTGGCTCCCATCCTATTTGATCAGCAATTTTATTTATCTCTTCTTCTACAAATCTATACTCTGTTATATTTACAGTATCCTTGCCGTATCCAAATAGACGCATCATCCATAAATCTACAGTTACTCCCTGTGCTTTAGTTGGGTCAATAACACGCATCAAATTATTATAGAAGTTATCTGTTTTTTTACCCTTCCATTCTTGACCGCTAAAAGCCTGCTCTAACTTTTTGCTCATTTCTTGTGGATATCTACCAGTCTCTATAGGCTGACCAGCCTTGTATTGATAAAAGGCTTGAAGTGCAAAACCTAAATTAGTTTCTACGCCTGTGCTTGGAGATGTTATTGCGATTGCTTGTGCTAACTTGTCTGCGTCTTCTATATTGTTGTTGGTTATATCTAAAATAGCTTTACTACTTTCTTCGTACCAGAACCTGTTTGGCTCTCCTTCCTTAACAAGACCTTTTACTTTCCTTCTTAGGGCACCAACCTTTCTTTGATTATCTACTCCAGGAGGAGCACCGACTATTTTTGGTAGCTCAGATCGAATACGCTCCCCGTCTTCTGTTCTGGTCTCAGCTTCCAGCTCGCTTGAGGGCTGTTGTTCCTGATTGACTGATCTAGTAGAGACATCAACTCCTCTTCTGGGAGGTACTTCAATGCTTCTAGGGGCACGTGATGATTGAAAAGCCTGTAATACTCTTGCATTTTTTTCTCTAAGGCTGTCAACTGATATTGCATCATTTAATCTCTCTATAAGTGCGAATGTTTCTGGAGCATTTTCTCTCAAGAAATCTTTATTAGTATAATATAAAGAATACATTTGTGCGAATGTCTCAGCCTTAATTGTACTCATCAAACTTTCATTTAATGCATTCATTTCAAAATATGACATGAGCTGGCTTAGGGGATATCTGAGCATTGCTCCTTCATGGTGTGCTTGAGGTTTGTTAATATGAATGTTTAACGCCTCCATCATAACAGCACCCCCATCAGGGTCAGTTATTTGCAACAAATTAGATCCGTCTGCAACCATGTCAATATTATTTAGATTTGGAATATTAAATAATGGTGATGTGGAAGATGCTGGTGTATATATTTGGTAGCTTGACTTCATATCTCTACCTAAACCAAAATCAATATGATGTGAAAGCTCATGCACAAAAGTGTGTGTAAGCTGTGTCTTCGCTCCAAGCTGGCTTGTGTAGTCAGATGTTTTCAAACCAATAAATGGGTTTAGTGCAATAGATTGTGTGGCAGGCTCATAAACGCCAAATGCTTGCACACCCTCTTGGGGGTCTACAGATTCAACTCCTATATATCTAAGATCTGTAAATATGTCTAGCGGCATACCCATATTTAATAAGTCTATTGTTGCTTTGGATAAGTTATTTGATTCGTCTAAACTAAGATCTCTAGTATTTCCAAGTCTTCTTGTATATATTTCTCTTGGTAATTGACCAAATTCTGGAATGTTTTTTAATGTTCCTTCATGAAACCTTCTTGGAAAAATAATTCTATTTCTAACAATGTCTAACTCATCTTGATTGTATGTGTCATTTTTTATGATAGAGTTTTCTGGTAAACCTTTTGTTTCTTCAAACTGCATACGCACTGTTTGATTATAGGCTTTGCTGTCCTTTTGCATTTCCTCGCCAACAATAAAGTTTTTAACTTGTTTTTTCTCTTTTGATAAAGGATCTATAAAAGAAAAATCTTTAAAGTTTTCTGGAAACTTTTCATTTACTTGATTAATAATTCCTTCTTGTTTTTCTACCGCTATCCTGCCTTCTACTGGGTCTTCTAATCTTATAAAGTTAGTATTTAAAAATGAGTCAGCCAAAAGCTCTTCTGCTGTAACTCCAGAAGTGTAATTGGGATCTAATATATTTATAGTTGCTTTATCTATGGCTTCATAATTTAAGCTTGAGTTATTTACCATAGTGTTAAAGTTTTCAATAAACTCTTCAAGTGCTGGATTGTCTTTGTTTTGTTTTATGTAGTTAGCTATTTCAGGAGAATACATAACCTCTCCCGTAGTTCTAATAGATGATATAGATCCTGATGCTATTAATGAAGCAAGAAAAGAATGTCCAGCAACATCTTGTAATACTTGAGCCATGCTTGGACCTTCATACAATGGGTTATTTCTATTGTCATAAGCTGTTCTCAGGTCTGACTCCAAGTCAAACATGGCTGTATTTACCTCTTGTAAAACACCATTTATAACTTCCATGCTAGTATCAGTTGCAACATCTATGAAACCATTTTGCATAATTTCTTTTGCAGTTTTGTTTCCGACTGGTCTTAAATATCTAAAAACAGGCAATGCCTCGGTTCCAACCTCAAGCAACCCCTGTATATTTCCATAGGCTAAAGCTGTTTCATGATCTTTGCCTTGTCTTTTTGCTTCTGCATAACTAACAGCTTGAGTTTGTAGTCCAAAATAACCAAGTGTTGCGGTTGCTGTTGGGGCTGTTAATCTTCCCCCGCTTAAACCATTTGCCACCATTGCTGTTGTAATTACAGCCATTGACTCTAATCCGCTAGAAACTGTTCTGCCATACTCTCCAAGATTTGAATCAGCCTGTCTTTTGTTTATTTTTTTATTTATGTCAGCAATTGCTTTTTGTGTATCTCTTCTTAAATCTTGCATTTCTTTTTCGTCTGCAAGTTTTTCTTCTTCTGACATTTCTGCATATCTCTTTGCTAAAAATGCTTGACCAAAATCATCATAACCACCACCAGCACTTATTGGCAATGGAATTGCTGTTTCGCCTTTTAATCGAGAAAATGCCTCTTCAGTAGATTGTTCTTTCCAGGATTCCCACATTATCTTTGAGCGATCTTTTAAATTTGCAGGAACATCTCTGGCTGCATCCATGGTGTATCTTAGGGTTTCAAA